ACTGTTTCAATTGGTGGCTCTGCGGTAAGCACTGCAATGTCAGGAAACATTGACATGAAGCGCCCTGTAACTCCAATTTACGGTATCTCAAATACCCAAGATCCATACCAGGTATTTCTTGGACCATTAGAGGTAACTGGCAAAGTTACATTTGTTATGGAAGATGACAGCCAATTACTCAACTTCTTAAACAACAGCCAACCTGCAATTGTCCTTAACTGGGCTTATGGTGCAGGCGCGTCAGCAGTACAAATCCAAGCAACAATTACTAAGGGTGCATACACAGCCGCAGTGATTGAGCGCGGAGAGGATTTTGTACAGGTAACTATTGATCTAAATGGTCAATCAAATACTACTGATGCTGGTTCTTCAGGCGGTTTCTCACCTATTAAATGGGTGTTGCAGAACGCTAAACCATCAGGCACATACGCATAAATAAATCCTAGAGTAAGCGGTGCGGTTGTAGGGCGATTGCCTTCCCGCTCTCCCGCCCGCTTACTCCTTCAAGTATGATTGTAGGAAGGCTATTTAACCAGGAGGCATAATGTCAGAGGCAAAGAAAATCACACTACCATCAGGCGCAACCGTAACTTTGCGTGATGGAAATACGATCCGATACAAGGACCGTAAAATGCTGTACAAAACAGTTGATCAAGAAACAGATAGCGAACTAGGCAAAGCACTAGCCATGACTGAAACATTAATTCAGATGCTAGTTGTTGAGTGGAGTTTTGATCTACCAATACCAATGATTAAGAAAGACAGTTTAGAAGAATTATCCATTGCTGATTTTGATGCTCTAGTTGAAAAGACAAAGGAAATTCAGAAAGCGCTATTCCCTAGCCTTTCAGATACTCCTGAGAATGAGGCAAACCCAAAAGCGATTATCGCCAACTCCAACGGTTAAAATGGCTGTTAGAGGGTGGCGAGCGCCATGAGGCGTTTGACTTTCCTGATGAACAATGGAACTACTATTTCATGGCAGACAAGTTTGGTTGGACACCTGAACAGGTAGATAACCTTCCTGCTGGAACGGTAGATTGGTTGTTAGCAATAGCAACAGTTGTTGAACAGGTGAAGGCTGAAAGGTTAAAGGATTAATGGCTGGTGGCGCTTTTGTATTTAAGAATCTTGATGAAGTCCTAAAAGATTTTAAAGTCACGGGCCAAGCAATTGAGCAAGGCGTTCAAATTGGAATCATGCGGGCTGGTCTAGCCGTAGAACGCCAGGCTAAATTAAATTTTCAAGGCACAAGATCTTATGAGAAAAAAGTAAGTAAAAAGACTGGCAATGCCTGGTTGAGAATTACACCACCCCGCCATGTTGGTGGCAGTGGACCAAATACAGTCACTGGTAATTTAAAAAGATCCATACATACAACTACCCGTACAGGATTTGGAACTTATATTGCAGAGATCAGCGCATCTATGGTTTATGCCCGCGCTGTTGAGCAAGGCTTACGGCAGAATCCAAGTGTAAAATATCCATACTTAGAACCTGCCGCTCTAATGTTAATTAGAAACGGTACAGTTCAGCGTGTATTTGTAACTGCTATTAAAGAGAAATTGAGGGGATAAAGTGGCAACAATTGACCCCCTAGTAATTAAATTACAAGCAGATGTCAATGATTTGAAGGCTGGTCTAGCCCAGGCTACAAATGCAATTAAAGGTGTAGATGACAGTGTGAAAACTGCATCAACAGGCATGTCTAGTTTTATTACAAAGATCAAACAAGTAGGCGCAACCATGGGTGTTGCATTTGCTGGTACAGCAATAGTTAAGTTTGGTAAAGACACCATATTGGCGGCAAGCAATATGAATGAATCTTTATCTAAGATGAATGTAGTCTTTGGTGAAAACGCACAGGCTGTTGAAAAATGGGCAAATACATCTGCTGAGGCTATGGGTTTATCAAAACAAAAAACCATTGAAGCGGCTGGTACTTACGGAAACTTATTCCAAGCATTTGGTATTGGTCAAGATAGCGCTACAAAGATGTCCACTAGCCTTGTGCAATTGGCATCTGACATGGCCTCTTTCAACAACACATCTGTTGATGATGCGTTACTAGCATTACGCTCAGGTCTATCAGGTGAAACAGAACCATTAAAGAAATTTGGTATTGCTTTATCTGAGGTTAGATTAAAAGAAGAAGCGCTAAGTATGGGTCTGATCAAGACTACAAGCGGTGTATTACCTCCTGCAATCAAGGCACAAGCGGCTTTCTCATTGGCTATGAAAGACTCAGCATTAGCACAAGGTGACTTTGCAAGAACTGCTGATGGCACTGCAAACACTATGAAGATATTGCAAGCCAAAATGGAGAACGCTAAAGCCGCATTGGGTGCTGGATTACTACCTGTGTTTCAAGGTTTATTGTTAGTTTTAAAACCTATTATTAGTGGCTTAGAAAAGTTTGGTAATTTTCTTTCTAAAAATAAAGATGATGTAAAAGTATTTGTTATTGCCATAGCCACTTTTACCGCCGTTTGGGGTGCTTACACCATTGCTGTTAATGCGGCCAAGATTGCACAAGCGGCATTTAACGCTGTATTAAAAGTTAATCCTATGGTGGCTATTGCTACCGCTATTGGTTTAGTAGCCGTAGGTTTAGTTAGATTATTTAAATCCAATGAAGCGTTTAGAAATGCTGTGATTGCTACTGGCAAAGCAGGCTTAATGGCGTTTGCATCTATTGTGCCTATGATCGGTAAAGTATTTGAAGGCATTATGAAAGTAGCAACAGGTCCATTGCGTGCCTTGTTGTCTGCTCTTTCACATCTTCCTGGTGTGGGTAAATACGCCAAGGCTGGCCTAGATGTTATGAACAAAGGGCTAAATGGCATATCTGATTTTGCTGACGGAGCGGCTAGAAAGGCTAAAGAACTAGCCTCTAATTTAGATAAATTAGGTAAAGAGGCTGACAAATCTGCCAAGAAAGTTGATACAGCAGTTAAAGGTACAACCACTGGCGGCGCAAGCAAAGGCGGCGGAATAAGCGCGGCTGATAAAAAGAAAATTGATGGGTATATGAAAGATGTAAAAGAAATTTATGCCCAAATGAATGAGGTAACTGCTGAGGCGGCTGAGAAAAAGGCTGAAGAATTAAAAGATTACCAAGACAAACAATTTGAATTACACAAGCGTTATGATGAACGCGTATTAGATATTACTAAGTCTTACAATAAAAAAATTGTAGAGATAGAAAAAGAAAAACAAGAAAGAATTACAGATCTGCAAAAAGTTGCCGCAGAAAAAAGATCTGATTTAGTCAAGTCTGCCGCAGAAAAAGAACGCTCTATTCTGCAACAATCTATTGACCGTTTACGCTCAGCCTTTGCATCTAAGACATCATTCAATTTAACTGAGGCTTTTGGAACAGGATCTACTGCTACTGGTTTAATTACTAAACTAAAAGAAAGTTTAACTGGCGCTAAAAAATTACAAGAAAACGCCGCAGATCTTGCTGGTAAAGGTTATAGCCAAGTATTTATTGAAGAAGTAGTTAAGAACGGTCCTGAGATTGGCAACAAAATTGCTGAGGCTCTCAAAGCCGCAGGCCCTGAAGCAACTAAAGAATTACAAGATCTTTGGAGCGCAGTAGATACAACATCAAGAACTGGATTAGATGCACTAGCGGCAACTATGAACGCTGGCGGAAAATTGGCCACTGATGAATTACGCACCGCTTATTCACAGGTGGCAATAGATCTCAAAAACTCTTTAGCGGAAGTAGATGCTGAATTATTACAAAGCATGGCAGAGGCTAATAAGGCTTACTCAGAAGCCATGACTGAAGCAAAGATAGTCAGAGATGAAGCACTTGCTGAAGCACAAAAAGATTTAACTGATGCTTTATTAAAGGCTCAGAAAGAATATGAAAAGGCGATTGATGAAATCAACAAGGCCACACAAAAGAAGTTAGATGATTTACAGGCTAAGTTAAGAGAAACTATGGCATTAATTGCGGCTATAAGCGCGGCACAAGCGGCGGCGGCATCTATGGCTAGTGCTACTGTTTCTCCTTATGTGACTAGCGGACCATTTAATGCAAACGGTGGCGTTGGCAATACTCCTTATGGTCCATCAAGTTCAGTAACAGTAAACAATCAATTTAATTCAACTACGCCACCTAATCCAAATACAGTGAGCCAAGCGGCAGTAAGTGGTATTAAATATGGAGCGGCAATTGTTCCTACATCTAATTTTACTTATGGCGCTGGCAATCCTAAATCTCCAGTTGTTGTAGCGCCTAAACCTTCATCTACATTTACCTACGGATCAGGCAATCCTCTATACGGAATGAAAACTAAATAATGACAGTCTTAACACAGGTATATTCCTTTTCATTTAATGGTTTAACTTTTGGAGGCGCTAATTCCCCCTATCAAATACTTAGCGTAGATGGCTTAGAAAGTCTGCCAGGTATCCGTAATCAAGATGATAACCGTGGATATGCAGATGGCATGTTTACAGGTAGAGATTTCTTGGCTGGCCGTAATGTAACTATTTTGTTTAACACTTTTGGAGAAGGCAATAACTCTGCTCAGACAAATTTAAACACAATTCAGTCCACTTTATTACCTCAACAGCAAGGCACTACTCCTTTATATTTTAAATTGCCTTCCCAGGTAGTACAAGAACAATTTATTGATGCCCGTGTGCGTCAATTTAATACAAGCATTGACCCTAATTACACCTATGGATACATTACAAGCCAAGTTCAATTCTTTTGCCCTGATCCAAATTATTACAACAATAACTTGCAGACAGCGACACTTGCCTATTTGCCGCCTACTGGCCGTACCTATAACCGCATTTACAACCTTGTTTATGATCCTTCTACTGCGGTTATTACTACTACCGTAAACAATGTAGGTTGGGCTACTACCTATCCAACTATCACTTTGGTTGGTCCAATCATTGATCCAATACTAGGAAATTTAACAACTGGTGATTCATTAGAATTTAACTGCACATTGACTGGTGCGGACACTCTTGTAGTAGATCTTTACAATAAACTAATCACACTTAATGGTAATCCTGCCCGTAATTTATTGGCATCAGGAACTTGGTTTGCCGCTCCCCCAGGTAACTCCATATTCACATTGACTGGTGATGCTGGAAGCACCGTGATTAACCAAACTCAGGCTACTATTACCTGGTATTCCGCTTACATTTAGGAGAGAAATGACATTACATACCCCACCAAGTTGGTTGCAAAACGGATCTCACCCTGCGGAAAATGACCGTCTAACTACACAAGCATTGTGGGCAACTACTGGAATTATTAATACTTCCTCTTTGGCGGTAACTGCAAATTCTCCTGTAAACATGTCTGTAAATGTGGCTAGTGGTTGGGCCGCTATTGTTGGTACTACTCAGCCAAACATGGGTACTTATGTTGCTTACAATGACGCAACCGTAAATTTACCAATTACTACCGCTAACCCTACACACCCACGCATTGATCTTGTGTGTATGACCGTAAATGATTCTTATTATTCAGGTGCTT